TTTTTCCAAAGGTTCGCTTTGTATTGCGTGTCGCCTTTGTATTCGCTTTTAGCGTCTTGTATATCGTCTTGTTTTAAACATTCTACAAGTAGCCTAGGTGTTATTAATACGTTAGCTAAAAGGTTCTGTGGCGCGTTATCGCCAGGGTTAAATAGCCTTACGCCATTTACGTACTTTGTTTTGGTATTACTCATATATTAAATTTTGCAGTTATCTGCTGTTTATACTCTTTTTTCATTTTATAATTAGCCAGCACTTTTTTAGCCTGGTCGGTCGTACCCTTTAGGGTTGCGTTTAGTTGGTTTTCTGTTAGCCAGGTTTTGTTATCCTGGTTTGCTACAGCGTTACCTACTTCGTCAGCACTAGCTATACTAGTGTCTAGTCCTATACCTAAATAGCCTAACGCGCGCCCTAAAGCGCTTGTAAAGCCGTTTTCTAAAAACGACGTTTTGTTAATATAGCTACTGTCGCGGTATTCCTGGGCGTGTGCGCTTACCATTTCGTTACCGTCTGGATCTAAAATAGTAGCTTTAAAAACGCCTTCTTTGTCGTCTAAACTTATTAAGTCTTCGACAATACGCCAGCCATTATAGGCTGCTTCCTTTCTAAAGTGTATAAGCCGCTGGTTTACGGTTATATACTCTTTGCCTTTTATATTTACTGTTTTCACTTGTTTACTATTAAATTAAAAGTTATATCTAAACTAAAACCAGCTTTATGTAACGCGCGAAGTTCAGCTACTCTAAAAGTTTCTGGGCTATCTAAGCGCGTATATACCGTAGGGTATTTAGCGCCTATTAGTTCGCATATATCTTTTAAAGTGTAGCCTAGCTTGCGCATTTCAGCTGTAAATAATTCTTTATACATATTGTATATTTTACTGCTAAACTACAAATAGATATTAAACTATGCAAATTTATTTTAAAGTAAAAACCCACCCAGCGCTAGGCTTACAGGTGGGTTAGCAGCAAACAAAGGGGACGTTTTAGCTTGGTATAACAGTAGTATATTTACTAGTAGAAGTAGCCGCTACTGGGTTATCTTGGTTTGGTTTGTGTGCTATTATATTGTACCTATTTGACTTTACGCTATATTCTAAACCGTCTAGTATTAAGCTATCAGGTTCGCTAAAGTTTGTAAAATTTATACGTATTTTATCCATAGGCGTTACTGGCGCACTTTGGTTATTATATACTGTCCCTTCATATCTAGTTAATATATTCCTAAAGTCGTCTAACTGTTGTTTTTGGGTTTGTAATATAGGGCTAGATATACTAAATATGTTAGCAGTATCGTATACACCTGTATAGTCTAGTACTAGTCCGTTTAGTGGTCGGTCTACTTCTAAGTCGCCTATAATAACATTTGTAGTATCGTCTTGCGTTAGTGTTATTACGTTGGCTATTGTTTGCGGACTGTTTATATATAGTATAGTGTTATCTACATAAACCCCTTGGTAATTCGAATTATAGCTTACTGGCGCATATATATTCAAGTTTACAGTTTGGGTTTGCCCAGCGCTTGCTGGTAGTTTAGCTACGTCTATTTCTTGGGTTATCCATTTGTTAGTATCTGTAGACGGTCTATTTTCAAAAAAGAAGTATTTTAATGTAGTGGTCCATTCATTATTAGCACTATCATAGTAAAAAGTAGTAGAGCCAGTATTAAAATTTAATTGACACCAAAACTGGTTAAAAAAACCAGAAGTCTGCGAGCCTGTCGCGCTGTAGTAGTAGCTTACTTTAAATTTTAAATCTACGTCGCGGCGTAGTAAATAATTACCAGTAATAGCCAGGGTTCCAGTACCGCCTGTAGCTGTAGTTTTAAAACTTCGGTTACCATTTAAAGCTATTTCGTCTGTCACAAAACTACCGTTACTTATAGTCCAGTGGTTAGTGTTTTGAAATTCAAAACCAGCGTCTTCTTTATAACTTAAAATTGCTTCTACTGGTTTTGTTTCGTATCGTAAAGCCTTATAACCGCGTTCTGCTTCGCGTGTTAGGTCCTGGTCTAGTGGCTGTAGATCAGTTCTTATAGTTCTTAAGCCTTCATAGTAGTAGTCGCCTTGCAAAGTACCGCTGCTGTTAAACCTTTGGTAGTATAGCTGTTCTATATCGCCTTTTAAATACGCCTGGCGTAGTGCGCCTATACCACTAGGTACAGCGTCGTTTTCGTCTACATAGTCTTTTACGTAGTCTATTACAGTCTGTTCGCTGTATAGGCTATTATTACATACTACATACTTACCGTTCGCGTGGAAAACCCTACTATTTACGCTTCTTAGTACGTTTTCTAAAAATTCTTTTACGTTAAAGTATTCGTAGTCGTCGCTTAAAAAAACGCTTTCATTTATAAAGCTATTTACATACGTTAAAAATTCGGATCTAGCGCCAAAAAAATCGAATACGCTTAGTTCGTTATTTATAATAACGTCTAAACCTAGTCCAGTTTTATTTAAAGCAGCGCAAAGTATTCCAGATAAACTAGCTTGTATAACTTCCAGCCCTGTATTTATACTATAAAAAGTGTTATCTACAAAGACGTTATCTAAGTCGCCTAAACCGTCTATAGCTGTTAGCTGTATAGCCGAGGGGTTTGGCGCCATTAGTTCTTTAAACTGGTCGCTAAGTAGCCAGCCAGTCCAAAATAGTGTATAATTGTCTTGGGTTTCTGTAAGTACAGAAGTAACGCAGCTTAGCGCTTCCATTATACCGCCGTCGTTTATTACGCGTTCCTGTAATAGCGTGCCAGTATTATAGTAGCTACTAGATAAACAGCTAGCACCTTCTACTATACCGCCGTCTAGTTGTACCCTGTCTTTAAATTCGTCTGCTATAGACTGGGCTACATATACTTCTACTTTGTATTCGCGTTCTGGTTGGTTAAAAAAGTCGTCGTAGTTTGTTTCGTCTGTTTGGTATAGGCTTATAGTACAAGTGCTACCTATTATAGGGCTATAAAAGTCGTCGTCGCCGTCCCATTTTATTTTAACTGGTTCAGCGCCACCTACTAGCGGTAGTATATCGCCTGTATAGTTATTTTTTAAAATATCTAAACGTCTACCGTTCCCTTCGTGGTCTTCAAAGTTTAGCCTAAATTTTACGCCGTACGCCATATTTTTTTATTTAATTCTACCGCGCTGTTTTTCGGCGCGCTGTAGTGCTACTACTAAGTCTTGACCGTTTAACCTAAATTCCCCACCTACATTTACTTGCTGGGCTTGTCTGTCGCCTATTATATTTTTAAGTTTATCTAGTGGCGCTATTACTTCTGGGTTACTTCTAGCGCCAGCATATTCGCCCATTAGTCCTAGCGTTGGACCGCTTACTATACCACCATTTGCAAACGCCGCTATAGCGCCTGTACGTGGTCCGCTTTGACCGCCACCGCCGCCGCCTTTACCGCCTTTAGCTATATTACCAGCTGCGCCTTTTACTAGACTACCTAAAGCTATTAAAGCTATACCAGCTGCAATAGCTACAACAGGGTTTAAACTTTTAAGCGCAGTTACTATACCTTTTAATGTTATACCCATACTTATAGCTAGTTTACCTAAGTTAATAGCCATATCGCCTATAGTACCTAGTACAGTACTAGCTAGTGCATTAGCTAAATTACCGCCGTTTGCTATAGCTTCGCCTAAAGCGCTGCCTATTCCCATAGCCATTTGCTGTAAACCGCCTTGCACAATAGGCGTCATTTCTTCGTTAAACTGTATAGCCATTAGCTTAGCTTCGTTAGCTTTTTGCTGTAGTATACCATTTGACTTTATTAAAGCGCTTTTTAAGTCTTCGTTACTATTTTCTACACTAGCAGCTAACATAGCTACAGGATCGGTTACTACTACACCAGCTGTAGCACCTAGGGCGCTTACACCACTTAAAGGCTTTCTAGTTTCGCCGCCGCCCATAGTTGGTACAGTAGGCGTAGTAGGCGTAGCTGGTGTTCCTGGCGCTGTTGGCTGTTCTTCTTTAGCTTGCTTTAAAAGTTTTAGCTGTTCTTTAGCTAGGTCTATTTCTTTTTCTGTCCTTTTTACGTAGCTGTTTCTTCTACCGTGGTATTTTTCTAGCTGTTTTGCGCGTTTTTCTTCTAAGCCTGTTATATGGTCTGTTAGCTGCGCTGTATTCATTTGCTTTAACGCTTCTGCGTTTGCAGCCTTTTGGTTTTTTCTATATGCTATAATAGCAGTAGTAACGGCTGCTATAGCAGTTGCTACAGCCAGTATAGGGTTAGCTACCATAGCGGCAGTTAATAACCTAAAACCGCCAGCTGCTAAACTTAGTAAACCTGGAAGCTGTCCTAACGCTATAAGCATTGGACCTACAGCAGCTACTATTCCAGTTATAATTAGTATAGTTTTTTTAGTGCCTTCGTCTAGTCCCATAAACGCTTTAAGCGCTTCGTTTACTTTTGTTACCATTTTAGTAAACGCTGGTAGAAGTATTTGCCCTAAATTAGCGCCTATTTCTTTTATACTTTCTGTAAAAATACGCATTTGGTTAGCTGCGCCGTCCTGTGTTCTAGCGAAGTCGCCTTGGGCGTTACCTGTATTAGCTATTACATATTGATAACGCAGCGTAGTTTTTTCCGCTTGCGTCATTTCTTTAATGTTCTTTTTTATACCTTGGGTTAGCGCAAACTGTTTTAAGTTCGCTTCTGTCATTACTATACCTAGGCGCTTTAAACTTTCTGTTTCGCCAGTAAATACAGCAGCTAGTGCAGTAGTGGCTTCTTCTATTTGTATGTTTTTGAAACTAGCTAAGTCGCCAGCTAAACCTACCATACTGGTAGACATAGCCGCAGCCGCTTGGGTAGTTAAACCCATACTAGTACCCATATCGCCAAACATAGCCGCCATATCTAAGGCTGTACCTTGGGCTATACCAAACTGGGTTAGCGTAGTTTTAGAAAATTCTTTTACGCTTTTACTACTTTTTTTAAAACTTACGTCTACTTTATTTAGGCTTTCTTCAAAATCACTAGCTAATTTTATAGCAGCGCCACCAGCAGCAGCTATAGGTAGCGTAAGTCCTATACTTAATTTTTTACCTATACGCGTAGCGTCTTGCCCAAACTGTTTTAATTTAGCGCTAGACTTGTCTAAACCTTTTACTAGCTTGTCGCTTTTTGCTTCTAGTATTACCCTTAATTTTTGGTCCGCCATAGTGTAGAATTATAGGCGTAAAAATACGAAATTTTTAGCCGTTATAATTTTTAAACTAGTTTGCCGTTCTAGTGCCGCCAGTTTTAGCCTTGGCTACTTTTTCTAAAAACTTTTCGTAGTCTTCTTTAGTGCTTTTAGGTTTGCCTTTTTCTAGGTATACGTCAATAGGAAGCGGCAGTAGTTTATCTGGTGTTATCATTTGACCGCGTTTAGTACAGTTTAGGTTATATAGCATAGTAGCTACATAGCGCGTACGTTCCCATTCTAAGTAATTGTTTATAGTGTGGGCTTCGCCTAGCAGCTGGTTTTCGTTCCAGGTGTTAGCCCAAAAGTCGTTAGGGTTTATTCCTATTTGTCCTATATAGTAGTCTAGTAGGTCGTCCCAGGTTAGGGGTTTGTTTTTTTTTGCTGTTTTGTACTAGCTTGTACGTTACGCTTTACGCCCATATTTAGGTCGTTACCTAGTAGTTTAGTTTCCATTAGCGCAGCTATTATGTCGTTTATCTGTTCGACTGTAAGGTCTTCTAACCAGGCGCCTACAGTAAACTTATTGTAGTCTATTTCGTTATTATTTTCCTGGTCGTTTGCTAGTATTGCGCTGTAGATTAAATCGCGTATAGCGCTAATACTTAAACCTTCTGCAAAAATTTCGCCTATTTTATCTAACGGTACGTTTAGGGCTTCTGTAAAGTTAGCCCAGAAATTCATACTAAAATGTAGTGTACGGTTTTTACCGCCTAGTTTTATGGTGTAGTACCCCCTTTTTCTGTTTGCCATATTAAATTAAATTAGCCCTGGTCCCTTACGCCAGGGCTGTTAGTTTTGTTACTAAATTGTGCTAGGTGTAATAGTTCCAGTAATAGTAATAGAACCACTATAAGTTACTGGGCTTTCCATTTCTGCGCTAACTTCTAAGCTGTTTAAGAAACCAGCACCGCTATAAAGTTGGTCGCCACTTGTAGACGTTCCAAACTCAAAAAACAATTTTGTACGGTTAATTAAAAACTCGCCTAGTTCTGCTGCGTTTTGACTGTCTGTATAGTCTACCAAACCTTCGAACGAAATTTCGCCAGAAATTACACCAGCTATTACTTCTTGGAAGCCGCTACTGTCTTTAGTAGTCGCTTCTGGTAAATCATTTGACAAAGATATAGTACAGCTTGTAGTGTGTCCTATATTCGCTTCGCTGCCGTCTGTAGCCGAAACTTTTAAAAGTAAATCGGTTCCGTTAAATACTGTGTTAGCCATAGTGGTTTAATTTTATACAAATATACGTAATTATTTTTTTTAGTTTACTTCTATTATTTTCGTTAGTTCAAGTTCTAAACTGTAGGTAGTAACA